TGCCATAGTTTCACCGGGGGCAATGTCAGCTTGCTGTTTGTAAACAGACATTTGATTAAGACCTTTAACGGTGGGAACTGAAACGGCATAGTCGTCACCGGCACTCACCCAAACCTGAATCTTTACATCAGCAGGTGCTATAGAGGGGGTTGCCAGTTCATTCACTACATAAACAGAAAGAGTTCCATTGTCCCGAAGAGTTCCTCCCTGAATAGGAGCACTTGTACTGAAAGTGGATGTGGAAGCATATGTGTAAGGGCCAAAATTGCGCGCCCAAGCTCGAACATCTGCCCATTTCACTTCATACTCAAAATCTCGATCTTCAGTAATATCAATGATCGTAGAGTAAGTCTGATTAAAAGGAATAGGACCGACGGGGTTTGTCGTGGGATTATATACAATACGCAAACGACCTCGGTGATATTCAGAGCACACAACATTAAACCTAAACTTGATGGAACCTTGCCACGCACTAAAAGGTGCGGTAGCAAAAGCTAATGCCGTCATATGAATTTCCTCAACAGGGGGAGCAGACAGAGTCTGAACCAACGCGGGAGAGACGAGCATACTTGCCAACAAAGTGTCGGTAGTCGCAGATTCTGGCCAGTCGAACTGTCGCCAGAAAGAAGGACGTTGAGCAATTGAGTTAACCGTGAGTTCATCATGGCCACCCAAGCCCATGACTCGAGTGTCAATCGAAAGCTCATTCTTGGAATCAAGAGAGAGCTTGACAAGATTTTCCGGTGCATCAGAATTTGCCAAATTGCCCATATAACGGGGGACATACGTATTAGTATCTTCCATAACCTGAGGGCGGGAATAACCAAATATTTTAGCAATCTGACCAGCTTTCGTCGCAACCATCGAAGTGGCTTTGGCATAAGGGGTCAGCACAGGAATCATAGATAGAGCATCAGCAGCTTTTGCAATTGCAGAAGCAGGTTTGCTGATAAGTCCATCTTTTGTGAACTCGTCGTTATTGGAGGTATTGTTGATTCGCCTTGTCCGTCTCTTGTTAGTTTTAGACGTGGCTTGTTCAACATATGGCTTAGGGAAACCAAATTCATCCAAAGGACGGTCAGTCTTGCCAGATTGAACTTGCGTGGTGGTAGGAACTGATAGTGTGAGATTTTCGGCCCATACAAAAACAGTAACGGTAATTGGATCCGTTCCACCATTTGCATGTTGTAGTACATCAAAGTCGTGAATAACAACTCTGCCCATCTCATCAGACCAACCGGACTGAGTGATATCGAGATAATTCTCATGCCAGATAAAAGGTAAAGTAAGTTCACCACCCTGCGAAGAACAGGGATCCAAAAGGATGTGTGGTTTTTGACTCGCTTGGACAATATCCTGGACAAAGAAAGCACGATTCACAGAGACCATGTCGTCAGTAAGATAGGGATTGTACGACAATAAGGCTCTTCCGTAGTAAAAGGAATTACCATTCACAAGAACTTTCATCTTGAGATTGCAACGCAAGTTACGAAAACGATTGATTTTCTCCTTAACATCGGAATTGCCAAAGAAATCCGTCCACGGATTGTATACTTCATATAACTGAGCACCTGGAGTCCACTGAAATTCTTGAATCTTCAATGGACGAGACAAAAAGTCCCCGAGTTCTGCATCAGTAAACCCAGACAAAGAAGTCGTGGGATCACTTTCATGCGCAATATCATAACTCCATGGTGTATCTCCGTCAACAAAGTGCACGTTCTGAGCAGACGTTTCCTTAGAAGTTTTGGAAACCGAATAGCCGGCTCCGTGGGATTGTTCAGGTGATCCCAAACCTTTCATTTCATTATTGTTCATAGAAGTAAGCTTTTTTATGTACATACGTGAAGGAGCACAGCTCAATGCGCCAACCGCAGCTATATTTATGTGGCCGACGAAACCTCCGGTAAAAACCGGTACTCTAAGGGTAGAGTGTCTACAAGTACAATGCTGTTCACTAACATGTAAAAATATGCAAAACATGGAAAATGCAGTAATCTATATATACAGGGCTATTTTAAACTTATAACCACGGATAGCTCCGGGGTTGGGTGCTTTTAAAGTCATCCCAGGAC